AAGTCTGAATTATTAGAACAAGGCTACCCTAAGTCAAAAATAGATAAAGCTTTTAATAATGATGAGGCTGATTATAAATCAGAAAGACTTGCCAGATTCAGCCACGAACAGAGTTCATCACCAGAAGGTGATGTTGATGATGGCATCTGGATAACAGAGTGCTATGTCAGAGTGGACTTTGACAATGACGGTATTGCAGAATTAAGAAAAGTAACGAAGGTTGGAGACGTATTGTTTGACAATGAGGCTGTGGATAGTGTTCCCTTCTCCTCCCTTACACCTATCCCGATGCCTCATAAGTTCTACGGTCTGAGTGTTTATGACTTAATCTCTGACCTTCAACTAATTAAGACTACTCTAATGCGTAACTTGTTGGACAATATGTACTTAACAAACAATGGGCGTTATGAGGTAGTCGAAGGACAAGCTAATTTAGATGACCTAATGACTTCAAGACCGGGTGGTATTGTAAGAGTAAGGACTCCGGGTGCTGTTAATCCTTTAGCAACACCTCAACTAGACCAGAACTCTTTTAATATGCTCGGTTACTTGGACAGCATCAGAGAAGAACGTACTGGTGTTAGTAAGAATTCTATGGGTTTATCTGACGGTGCTTTGAAATCTCATCAAACTGCTACAGGCATAGGTCAAGTGATGACCGCAGCACAGCAGAAGATTGAGTTGATTGCCAGAATATTTGCAGAGACTGGCATGAAACATCTGGCAAAATCTGTATATCAGTTAATACAGAAATATGAAAAACCAGAGAAAATTGTAAGACTTAATAATAACTGGATTACCATGTATCCGCATGAGTGGAAAGAAACATTGGACTGCACTGCACAGGTTGGATTAGGATTTGGCAATAAGGATATGAATCTTATGCACCTAGGAAGACTAGCACAGACGATACAGATGATTGCCCAACATCCTGCCGCTGGTATGCTTATTACTCCTAAGAATGTATATAACCTAGTAGCAGAACAAGTTAAAGCTATGGGTATGAAGAATGTAGATGATTTCATTACTGACCCCGGTGATGCTCCAGCACCACAACAGCAAGGGCCTTCTCCAGAAGAACAAGCCAAGCAGATGGAAGCACAACTTAAAGCTAAAGAGATAGAAGTTAAGATGCAGAAGATACAGCAAGAATCTCAGCTAAGACAACAAGAAATGCAAATAGATGCTCAAATAGCACAGCAAACTCTTGAGTTAAAGCAACAAGAAGCGAATGTAGAAATGCAAATCAAGGCACAGGAACTTGAGATTAAGAAAGCAGAACTTGCACTTAAACAACAAGAGCTTGTATTAGAAAGAGAACAGGGAAGGGCTGTTAAAATAGGAACTTAATATGGGAAGGAAGAAGGGAGAAGAACTGCGTAGAGCAGACGAAGCAAAACGATTGTTGGACAATCCTCTATTTAAAGAGGCATTTAAGACAATCAGAGAAGAATTAATTAAGCATCTCTTAAATACTAGAGTTGCTGAAGAAACGGAAAGAGATAGATTATACATAACAATTAAAGCACTAGACCTAGTTGAGCAACATATACAGTCTGTGCTTGAAACTGGAAAACTTGCAGAGAATGAGCAAGAGAAATTTATAAACTAAGCGAGAGGAGTAACCTATGGATTCTGTAGAGAATAACCAAGAAGGTAGATTTGAAAGAGCAAAAGCAGGTTCTAATGAAGAAACTGCAAATACAATCCTTAATATGTGGGACTCACAAGAGCAAACCGCAAGCGAGGAAACCAAAGCCGCTGTTGACGAGGAAGCGGTAGAGGAAATAAAGGAAGCTGAAAATACCGAAGAAGAAACCCCGGAAGGACAAGTTGAAGAAGAGGTAGAAGAGGAAGTATCCGCAGAATCAGAGGAATCTGAGGAAGAAGAGTTTGAAGTAGTAGCCGAAGAGGACTTGAAGTATACTATTAAAGTAGATGGAAAGGAATATGAGGTTGGTATAGATGAACTCAAGAGTGGATACCAGAGACAGGCTGACTATACTCGTAAGTCTCAAGCACTAGCAGAGCAACGCAAGGAGACGGAGCAAATCCAGTCCGAGCGTCAGCAACTAGGGCAAGAGAGGCAAATGTACGCAAATGGTCTTCAGATGTTGCGAGAGCAACAGACAGCCAAGTTGCAAGACTTCGATACAGTAGATTGGGAAACTCTTAAACAAGAAGACCCATACGCTTATATGATTAAGAAGGATGAGTACAGAGATGCACAGGAAAGAGTTAACAATGTGGCCCAGCAGCAACAGCAAGTTCAAAACGAGCAAATGCAGCAGGCCCAACAAGCAAAGACACATTTCATTAGACAGGAATATACTAGGCTTGTAGAAGCTCTACCCGAATGGGAAAATAAAGACTCAACTATAAAAGAGGATGTACGCAAGTATGCCGCTGAAGTAGGGTTTCTTCCAGATGAGATAAATCAGTTAGCAGACCACCGTAGTGTCTTAGTAATTAAGAAAGCTATGGAGTTTGATAAGCTAACCAAGAAAGTAGCTCCAAAGAAGAAAGCAGTCAAGAAAGTCCCTAAAGTACAAAAAGCCGGAAGAGGAACATCGAAGGAAGATACAGCTGCTGAAGCACTAAAAGCAAAGCGTACACGGTTGAGGAAGTCTGGCAAGCAACAAGATGCCGCTTCCTTATTTTATGATATGCTTTAATGGAGAAATGAAATGCCAACGCAATTCAAAACATACGATGCAACAGCAATCCGTGAGGATTTGTCTGATGTAATCTATGATATTTCCCCTACAGATACTCCGTTCCTATCGAACATAACCGGTAAGGGCACTGTTACTAATACCACTTTCGAGTGGCAGACAGATGCACTTGCCGCAGCTTCGGGCACGAACTATCATGTGGAGGGAGCTGCCGCTGGTACTGCTGCTACAACTGCTACTACGAGAGTGAATAACCAAACACAAATCTCGAAGAAAGTCGTTGAAGTATCCGGTACACACGAAGCGGTAAACAACGCTGGTAAAAAGTCAGAGCTTGCCCATCAACTTGCTAAAGCCTCGAAAGAGCTTAAGCGTGATATGGAAACATCTCTACTTGCTAATAATGGTAACAACACAGGCGATGCGTCTACAGCACGTGAAACAAGAGGAGCAGCAAACTGGATTACAACTAATGTAACCGATGCTGGTACTTCTGGTTCACACGCTGCGATAGTTGAGGCTGATGTGACTGCTGTTGCAGAATCTACTTGGGATGCTGGTGGTGAACCATCAACTATCCTTTTAGGTGCTACTAACAAAAAGATAGTCACAGGTATGACTGGTCGTGCTTCTACAACTCAATCAGTTGTAGATGACAACAAGTCAATCTACAATGCGGTTGATGTATATGTATCAGACTTTGGTACATTCAACGTACAACTAGACCGTTTTTGTGACCAAGATGTTGTATACTTCATAGACCACGATATGTGGTCAGTAGAGTATTTACGTGATTTCCAGACAGTGGATATTGCCAAAGAAGGCGACTCAGAGAAGAAAATGCTTCTCGTTGAGTACGGTCTTCGTTCTGGTAACGAAGCTGCCAACGGACAAATCCGTTATACTACCGGAGTAACCTAGGGTTAACAGCTAACCTAATAACCCACCCTAGGAAACTGGGGTGGTTTACTTATGACAGTAAAATCTAAACTAATTCAAAATGCAGATGGCACTTTAACTATAGTCAGTGGACAAGAGGATAAAGTAGTTAAAGACCTCTATGATATGAATAGAACTGACAAGTTCACTGCTGGAAGAGACAAGTATAAAGGGGACTCTACGTTCTCGCATCGTGTTGCTAGAATACCTCTTATTGTAGTAGAGAAAATGATGAGAGAGAAAGTTTGGGGAAATCAAGAAAGAATGAAAGAGTGGTTGAATCATCCAGATAACACTGCTTGGCGTACTACTAAAGGAAAAGTATAATGGCACTAGGCACATTCACAGAATTAAAAGATGCAATAGCGGACTGGTTAGACAGGTCAGACTTGACAGCTAGGATACCGGACTTCATAACTCTAGCGGAAGCTAGACTTAATAGGGATTTACGCATACGCCCTATGGAAGTAAGAAGTTCTATGGAAACCACAGAATCACAAAGATATTTCAATCTTCCCGGTGGTTACATACAAATGCGTAATATTCAAATTAACACGAACCCTATCACACCTCTCGAATATATAACGCCAGAGATGTTGGATAGGTTATATGGAAGCGATACAACTGGTAAGCCAAAGGCTTATACATTAATAGGTGACGAAATACAACTAGCACCTATACCGGATTCTGATTACACAGTAGAGATGGCTTTCTATGAAAAGTTTACAGCATTAGGTGACGGTACTTCTGGTACTGTAACAACAAACTGGCTTACTTTAAACGCACCAGATGTATTATTATATGGTGCATTATTGGAGGCAGAACCTTTCATTAAGAATGATGAGAGGATTGGTTTATGGTTAAATGCTTATAATGGTGCAGTAAAGAAAATACAAGATGCAGATGCTAGGGATAGACATTCCGGTTCAGCGATGAGAATAAGGAATATCTACTCTGGGGTTGAAGGTTAATGGCTTTAAGCACTTGGTCGGCAGATTCATCAGTATGGTCTGGTAATTCCTATATATGGGATAACAACACATACTCAGCAACTGCTGCATTAGCTGCTAACAGTACATTTACATCAAGTCAAAATGCTGTATATCCAGTAGCAGTGACGATGACTCAGATTATTTTCTCTGAGTTGAATGAAGAAGATACAATATTCCCAAGGTCTCTATCTATGGGAACGACTTTTGGAATGACAGGTTCAGCGAGCCACGTTATGCCAGTTACTGCAACAATAACAGGATTGACAGGCGATATAAAGAACA